CTACAGGGATTTTTTGGCAGGACGTTGCAGCAATTATTAAATGAAGGGATTATATCATGAGCACACTATATCCAGTAATTGAAATAGAATTCAAGAATAGAAAACCAAGTAAGGCCGTTGTCATGCGTACCATTGCCGAGTATCTTAAACAGGGAGGCAAGGCCTTTACTATATTTTGGGGAGAAAATTATATAGATCTTAACTGGCACGATAGTCATAAAAAATGGTATGGTGAGGGATGGATCAAGGATATATCAGGCCAAGATATCGGCAATGAATTAAACTTATATCGTGCTCAGGCCATTGAAGAGATTAAAACTTTAAACTTGTGGAATACTTAGGAGGATATATGGATCTAGAGATTAAAATTAACTTAGACAATGACGCTTACCAGGATACCTTAGGCTGGGAGCTGGGAGAAAATTTGCAATATGTTATCGAGCGTATAGGGCATGGTATCAAGGAAAGTGTTATTCAAGATACTAACGGCAATACAGTAGGGCATTGGAGTATCAAGGATCAAGAGACAGAAGAGTTTATCAGAGACCATTTTCAATTCATTAGAGTAGGAGATTAGATCATGCAACACTATAAAGTAACCCTGGTATTAGAGCTGGAAGAGGGAGCACTTAAACATGATGACTGGATTTATAGAGCTATTGAGGAATGTCTAGAAAACAAGGAAGACATTGTATCGTATAGACTGGAGGCCGTATCATGACTACTGTTTACCTAGTAAAATCTAGCGAAGAGATGGAGGACGGCTCTATATGGTGGGAAAACCTGAGAGTATTCGCTAAGAGAGAAGACGCAGAAGCCTATGCACTTAAGACCATGCAGTTTATTAAAGACTGCGATGACCTTGATGACGCAGATGAAGTTATAATTGAAGAGTTTACATTAGAGGAAAATTTTAAATGAATCACACTATATTTTTTAACACTAAAGACGAGCTACTCACGTGGATTGACGAGAATTTTCCAGATGCTATACTGGCTCACGTGGAGTCTAATGGTGCACGTTACGAGACGGACGATTGTACACTAGAGACCAAGGGCAATAACTTAACCATTTACTTTAAAACTATTTAAGGAGCTATCATGACCGACAGATATTACGAACCAGAAGATGATGAGATTGATCCAGAAGACTTTGACGTTGCCGTAGAAAAATATGCAGAAGAGTTAATGCTAGATGAGTGTAACCCTAATGAGCACTGGAATGAAGGCGTTATAGAGATTGGCCTAGATGATTCAGATTATCCTACGCCTAGTCACGCCCCTGTAGAGATTGTGCAAAAGGTACACGATTACTGGTATGAGAGAGCAGTACATAGAGCTACAAGGCATTATGAAGATCATCCCGAGGCCTTATATGACTAATATACAAGCAGAGCTATTCCCAGGAGAGGCTCAGATAATGTGGGAAGAATTTTGTTATCACAATGCGATGTGCGATACAGTGACTCTTATGTTAAAATATGGGCGTGATAAAGTGATTGATGATATTATTGGTATGTACGAATCAATGGAGGGTTGTGATGATTGAGAATTTACTTAAACAGGCTAGGACGTATGCTGACAGGGATGATTACGTGGTAACTCGTAACCTGATCACAAGGCTATGTGACGCACTAGATGCTCAGGAAGATAACAGGGCAGTACTATGGGCTAAGATGCTAAACGATAGTCAGAACTTTTTAGATGCAGAGCGTTATAGATGGTTGCGTGACGGCTCGTGGGATGTACCTCAAGAAGAGATTGCACCAGCTATTGTCTTATGTGATGGTAAGATGACTACGCACGTGTGGCTCACTGGAGAACATGTAGATCAGGCAGTTGATTCATGGATGTCTAAAGAGTTTAAACGTAAGGAGACTAAGAGTGAGTGATATTACAGTTAAGATAGATTTAGGAGTATGGCTAAATAGTAAAGGTCAAGTGCTTCTTTATGTTGGTGAGCACCCTGAAGCAGAAGAGACATTTTCATTACTAGATTTAGTAAGGATGGAAATCAATTCGCATAAGGTATTAGGTACGGATGCACTTGATAGAGACGAGGCTAAGAAGTTTGTCAAGCTCAAGAAGGTATTGACACAATGCTTAGACCATCTTAATCGTGAAATGTCGGAGGCTAAATGAAATTCACTAACGCAGAATCTATATTGATTATTGTATTATGTTTAACTTCAGTAATAGATACTATATTTAATGTATTAACTTATATCAGAGGATAATATGACAGATGCAGAACTAAAATCTATATTAAATCGTGGTGGCATTGGTTCTACTCTCTACGAAGGTGAAATAGGGGAGATGAATATGACTACTTGGCATAAACTTGCAGAAGTATTTAAAGATTATTATGATTTACAAAGATATAATGAAGATAATGCCTGAGTCAGACAGAGCTTCTACTTATTCACCTGAGCAGATGGACTGTGAGTACTTTTCCTGGGATTGTGACAACGTATCAGGAGAGGCTCTAGGAGGCGATGACGAAGAAGATGAGGGGTAGGTATCAACTCACCTGAGAAGTCTCAGCCAGCCCCCCTTAAAAGGGCTTTAAAATCGATTGTGGAGTATCTATGAGATGCTATTGTTGTAATAATTTATTAACTGACTATGAGGCAACGATCAAGTCAGTAAACACTAACAGTTATTTGGATATGTGTCTTTCTTGTTTAAAGACTGTTAAGGATGATATACTCTATAAAGATAGAATAGATTTACTTAGTAGTTCTGATGTAGATGATTTAGATATCTACTTAGAAGATATTGACTTTAATGATTATAACTAATATGATTATATTACTAATAGTTATTGTTATTATAGTTATATGTATTAAAGAATCAGTAATGTCTAAATAGTATTATACACGAGAAAGAGTTATGAGTCAATACTTAAAACATATAGCCTGTGAGAAGTGTGGAAGCTCTGATGCTAACGCACTCTTTGATGATGGTCATACGTATTGTTATGGATGTCTAACGTATGTCAAAGGTGATGTTGAATCACAGCCAGAGCATAAGGCCAAGAAGGATTTTAATATTAAAGGTGAGGTGAAGTCTATTGCTGATCGAGGGATCACTGCAGCTACTTGTCAGTACTACAGCGTATCTCAAGATGGGACTAGCCAGTACTATCCCTACGCAGATTCACAAGGGGCTATCATCGCCTCAAAAGTTCGTAACGTGGCTGACAAAACCTTTACCATCGCTGGTGACTGGAAAGGCTCTGTGCTATTTGGACAGAACCTATTCGCTAAAGGTGGGAAGACTGTGACGATCCATGAAGGTGAGCTAGACGCTCTAGCAGGCTTTCAGATGGCAGGCTCTAAGTATCCTAACGTCTCTGTGCGTAACGGTGCTCAAGCTGCTCTAAAGGACATTAAAGCTGCCTATGAATGGTTAACTACATTCGATGAAATCTACATCTCTTTTGACTCTGATGAACCAGGGCAGAAAGCAGCTAACGATGTTGCAGAAGTACTAGGTAATAAATGTAAAATTGTTAAACACTTGAGTGGTTATAAAGATGCGTGTGATTACCTCAAGGCAAATAAGGGAGCAGAATATGTTAAGCAATGGTGGGCTGCCGAGCAATGGACACCTGACGGTATTATTGCTGGATCGACACTCTGGGACGAAGTTAACAGACCAGTTGAGAAGTCTTCCGCTATGTACCCCTGGCCTGGAGTCAATGAGCTTACATACGGCATTAGACCTGCAGAGCTTATTACAGTCACTGCTGGATCGGGGCTTGGTAAGTCTCAATTCCTTAGAGAAATCCTTTGGCACTTAATCAAGACCACTGATCAGAACATAGGCTTAATGTTCATGGAGGAGTCGGTACGTAAGACTGCTCTAGGGATTATGTCGTTACACTTAAATAAACCACTACACTTACCTGATACTGTAATAGCTGATGGAGATTTAAAGAATGCGTTCGATGTCACTATGGGTACTGATCGGTTGTTTTTCTGGGATAACTTTGGTTCTACTGACATTGACAATGTTATTAATCGTATTAGGTATTTCGCCAAAGCAGCGGATTGTAAATATGTTTTCCTTGATCATATTAGTATGGTTATCTCTTCTCAAAGCAACGGAGATGAGAGAAAAAGTATTGATGAGTTGATGACTAAGTTGCGTATGCTTGTGCAAGAGACAGGGATTAGTTTGATTGCTGTATCGCACCTCAAGAGGCCTGAGAGTAAGGGACATGAAGAGGGTGCTGCAACGTCTCTATCGCAGTTACGTGGATCAGGCTCTATTGCTCAGCTATCTGACATCGTTCTTGGCCTTGTCAGGAATGCACAGCATGAAGATCCTATGGAGCGTAACACTACACGAGTTAGTATTCTGAAGAATCGTTTCAGTGGGTTAACCAGTCCTCACTGTGCGTCACTGCTTTACAACAAAGACACTGGGCGCATGCTCGAGATTCAGGAGACACTATGAAGCTATATGAATTGAGTAAAGGTGATTGGTTTAAAATCACTGATGAAGAATTAAAAGTACCTGTAGCACATGATGATGTAGACCTTGATGAGACGTATTGGTTTGGACACATTGATGGAATGTATAGTTACTGCAAAGATAAAGACGGACAGTTATGTCACTTTGCAGCTTGGACTGAGGTGGAGAAGGTATGAAAGTAAAGCTATACATAACACACTGGCACAGAGGGGGTGTGTTTCATTGGGGCGACTTACGATTTAATAGTGGCGACCCGTATACTAGCTACCGAATTGGCCCACTACTAATACAGGTGAGAAAATGAACGCAAATGAACTAGCTGATGAAGTAGAAATGTGGGGTAAAGATCTGCTTGCCCTCAACATGAAGGGCGGTATTCCTGTTATTGAAGCCGCCACCATGCTACGCCAGCAACAAGATGAAATAGAAGCGTTGAAAGCAGGAAAAATTAGGGCTTATGACAATGGTGTTGAAGATGGTAGAAAGCCTAATACCAATCTAGTAAAAGAACTAACAGATGAGGAAATAAAAGCAGTTTATGGTGAATATTTTGATGTTGAAAACTGTGATTGGCTTCACTTGGAATGTATTAGAGCAATATTAAGAAAGGCACAAGAGAAATGAGAGACGGTGGAAAAGGCGATAAGAAAAGACCTGTTTTTAATCAAGAACAGTTTGAGTCTAACTGGGAAAATATCTTTGGTAAAAAGCACAAGCCTGTAGTTGAGGAAGTGGATGAAGGTGTCTATCTAATAACTGCAAAGTTTGGTAAAGATGAACCGACTGATAGCAAGTAGTGGTTTCTTAGCAGGTATTTTTGTTATTATGCTGATGCAACAGTGGTATAATAACAATATAGGTGACGATAGATGCTATGAGACTTTTCAGTATGAAGCATTCTACTCTGTGAATCATGGAATAGAATATTGTTTTTATCGTAAGAGAGAATACCCATACTCAATCAAGGGTGGGGTCATAGGAGTTAAATGAAGACGTTAGTATTAGACATCGAGACCAACTTAGCACACGATACAATTTGGTGCTGTGTAACTCTACATCGAGAGACTAATGACATTACTGTATGGCGTTCTGCACAAGGCTTAAAGGAATATTTAAACAATGCTACATCTATCATTTTCCACAATGGACTTTCTTTTGATGCTCCTTTGCTTAATCGCTTATGGGGAACACAAATCAGGAAATCCCAATGCCAAGATACTCTTTTGCTTTCTCGCCTTTCTGATTCTGCTAGAGATGGTGGGCATTCCTTAGAAGCCTGGGGTAAGACTTTAGGTTTTGAGAAGATTGACTTCTCAGACTATGATGGTGGATTGACTGAAGAGATGGTAACGTATTGCATTCGAGATGTGGAGCTTACGTCTAAAGTTTATGACATCTTGGTCGATGAAGTTATTAAGAATAAGATTAGTCCTGAAGCTGTGAAATTGGAGTATGAAGTACAAGTTATCTTATCGGAGATGGAGCGTAATGGATTCAAACTCGATGTACCCTATGCACAGACGCTGCTCTGTACAATTAAGACCGAGATGGCAGAGATTGAAGAGTCCCTCCAAGCCATATTTCCCCCAATTATTACGGAACGAGTCTCTGAAAAGACTGGGAAAAGGCTTAAGGACGATATTGAAGTATTTAATGTTGGCTCACGTCAGCAGATTGCAAAACGTCTTACGTCTAAGGGTTGGAAACCGACCAAGACTACGGAGAAGGGGCAAATTATTGTCGATGAAGCGGTACTTAATGAAGTATCACTTGTCGAAGCCAAGCCTATAGCACGTTATCTTACGTTACAAAAGAGAGAATCACAGTTAGATTCATGGTTAGAAAAACTAGGAGAGGATGGTAGAGTTCATGGTAAAGTCATTGGCTTTGGTGCTGTTACTGGTAGAGCTACTCATAGTAGCCCTAATATGGCACAAGTCCCTGCGACTAGGGCAGTGTTGGGAACAGAGTTTCGGTCATGCTGGACGGTTGAAAGCGGAAACGTATTGGTGGGTGTCGATCTTAGCGGTATTGAGCTTCGATGCTTTGCTCATTACCTTAATGATCAGGAATATATAGATGAAACAGTTAACGGTGATGTCCACACGAGAAATCAGCAGGCGTTCGGGGTTGAGACCCGAGACCTTGCGAAGACTGTCCTTTATGCGACTTTGTACGGAGCTTCCGCAACCAAGATCGGTAAAGTTATTGGTGATACTCCGAAGCGTGGAGCCGAGATTATTGGCAATTTCAGTAAAGCAATACCAGCGTATGCTAAGCTTAAAGCCAAAGTTGAGAGGTTTGCTGAAAAAGGAACACTACCTGGGCTTGGCGGTTATCAGCTTAAGGTCAGGTCGAGTCATTCGTCGCTTAACACGTTACTTCAAAGTGCAGGGGCTATCATCAGTAAACAGTGGCTTGTTCAAATCACAAAGAACCTACGAGCCAAAAAGATTCCGTACAAACTTGTCGCATGGGTTCACGACGAAGTTCAACTCGAAACTCCTCGTGAATACGGAGATATTGTAGGAAAAGTGGTTGTTCACTCTGCTGCTGAGGCAGGTGAAATATTGCAGTTCCGTTGTCCAGTCGGGGCTGAATATGGTGTGGCAGAAAACTGGGCAGGAAGCCACTAATTGTGGTATAATAGTAGTTCGCAGTTAACTAAATTAAGAGGAATCAAC